TCATGAAGTATGTGGATGATGCTGATGGTGTTTTACGAATATCTAATACCGTTACGACTACTTCAGATTGTGCATTTATAAGAATTGTACCTTACACCGAGACTTCCGATCAATGGGTAGGCTGGGATGGTATACAATTAGTAGAAGGTGATGTCCCTTCTTATTACAACCTTGAAGATCAGTTGTGGGCTTTAGCTAGAAATGTAAGTGGTGGCCCACAGCTAGTTGATCCTGTGATAAAAGGAAGTTTATATGCTAGTGGAGGTATTACTGCTGATGGTACTATAAATTCTATTGATGGTTATCTCGCTACGTCTTGGCGAAAAGCTCAATACAAATCATCCAGTAACTGTAATAATATTACTTCAGAGTGGGTGATCGGAACAGGTGCTAATTTTCCAGATTCAAACTTTTGGTATGTACAAACTATACACTATAACTCAACTAGAAGGATGCAAACAGCATATGCCTATAGCTCTAACAGGGTGAAGTATAGATGGGGACATGATGGAGTTTGGAGTGCTTGGGCTACAATACTATAACAAGGAGGCGTTAGTAGGTGCAAATTAAAGTAAAAAAAATAATACCTATGATGGAATCTTTAAACACGTTAAACAGAAAGGAGTTACCTTTCAGCACATCTTTTAAAATAGCAAAGGCTGTCAAATTATTATCAATAGATTATGAAACCGCCATGGAAAAAAGGAAGGAAATTATTGACAAGTATGGTGCCAAAGATGAAAAAGGAGAGCTAAAAATTGAACTTAATGGTACCATACTCCCTATGCCAGATAAGCAGGAGGAGTGGAATAGAGAGCTAAAAGAATTATTTGACGTGGAAGTGGAGGTTGACCTTAAACCAATTAAGCTATCGGAGTTTGAATTTAAGGATGAGAATAGGCAGACTACAGTGGAGCCTAAAGATTTAGTCCCACTTATAGATTTAATAATTGAGGATGAATAAACAAAGGAGAGTGATAAGTAATGGCTAAAAGAACGTATATTATTTTACACCATACTGCTGCAGAGGAAAAAGATACGGAACAAGTTAGAAGATACCACATGGATATTAGAGGGTACCAAGATATTGCTTATAATAAGATCATTGAAAAAGATGGTAAACTTGTCTTAGGTAGATCGTTAAAGATCGCGGGTGCTCATACGAGAGCTGATGGTATGAATCGAAAATCTATTGGATATGCTTTAATCGGAAACTTAGAAAACAGGGAACCTACTAGACAACAAATGGAAACTCTGATAAAATCAATACAAGAAGATATGGCAGAATATTCTATTTCCGTTGAAAATGTCTTAGGACATAAAGAAGTTAAAGGAGCAGCGACTCTTTGCCCAGGTAAACACACGGATATGGATCAACTTAGAAAAGATTTAGTTAAACCTAAACAACAAGAACCAGATGATACTTTTAAATATATTGTTAAGGCTGGGGATACATTAAGTCATCTCGCAGTTAGATTTAAAACTAATGTAAGAAAGATCGCTCAGGATAACAATATCCAGAATGTTAATTTTATAAGAGTTGGGGCTCACCTCATTATTGGAGGAGCTGAATACCACACTATAAAAAAAGGAGATACTCTTTGGGCGTTAGCTATACATTATAATACTAATGTTTTAGAACTCCAGAGGTTAAATCCTAAAGTTAATCCTAGAGCTCTTGAAGTAGAAAGTAAATTACGCGTTAAATAGGAGGGAGGCATATGGTCGAAGTAGACAGACCACAGTGTAGTAATGAACAATCCTGTGCCGCTGTACAACTTCTAGTTTATAGGACGACTAGTTTAGAGGAGTTGTTAGAAAAAATGCAAGATAGATTACCACCCTATATTACAGTTATTGCGACTGTAGCTACGGCTGTTTTTACAGCAATCATTTCAGTCCTAGCAACTTTACTAACGCTAACTTAAAAAATTAAGGAGGGGGACTATGTTTAAAAAATGGTTTACATCTAAAACACTTTGGGCCAACGTATTTCTTGGTACTTTAATCGCAGCTCAAGCTCTTACCGAATATTTTGTTATTGACCCAGAAATACAAGGGGTCGCATTATCAGTCATTAACCTTTTTCTACGTCTTAAAACCACGACAGGTCTAAGTAAATAAGGAGGTATAGATATGGCTGATAGTTATAAAATTAAATCAGGTGATACGCTTTCGGCTATTGCTAAAAAGTTTGGAACGACTGTTAAACAGTTAGTTAAAGACAATAATATTAAAGATAAGAATAAAATTCAAGCTGGGGCCACGTTGAAAAACGTTGGCTCTGGTTCTAGTTCTAAAAGTTCTGGAGATTATAAAATTAAATCAGGGGATACTTTAACTTCCATAGCTAAGAAGTTTGATACGACTGTTGATAAATTAGTTAAAGACAACAATATTAAAGACAAGAATAAAATATATGCAGGAAGGTCTTTAAACACTTCAGGTTCTAAACCCAAATCTACATCTTCTGGGGGGTCCTCAGCACCAGCACCAGAAGAAAAGCCATATAAGCAACCAAATCTTATGGGTGAGGATCTTGCAAAACTGTATGGGATAGACTACGATGAAAAATCTATTCTAGAGAAGTTTAATAAAGCTACTGAAACGGAGTACGCCGCAAAGGATAAAGCGTTTGCTAAAACCGAAAATCAATTTTATGACCAAATGTATGGGACTCAGACAACAGCTCTTGATACTATCCGAAAGAATAACGCTGCAGCCGTAGCAACTGGAGCTTCTAGAGGTATGCAAGCTGCTAATGAACTAAGTGCTATTTTAGGTGTCGGGCAAGAAAGTGCAGCTGGAGCTACAGAGCTAGGGCAAGAACGTAATATTCTCCAGGATGAAAAGACTGCTGATATGGCTAGAAATTCGCAAGATGCCATGGATGCAGCTAACATGCTCAAACAACAGATTGGACAACTTGACTCAGCTAACTACGCCGCTGACACTCAGTTTGGTGTAGGAGAAATGGACTATCAAGCTAGGATGGACCAAGCTTCTAAACAACTAGAAGGTATGATGGCCCAAGTTGAGGCTGAACGTTATGCCGCAGATCAGAACCTAGCAGGAACTAAATATGCTGCAAATCAGAACTTAGCGGGCACGAGAGCTCAAGCAAGAAGCTATGGGGGTTCTAGTAGTGGAGGAAGTAGTTCAGGTGGAGGTGGTTCTAGTGACGCTGATTCGCAAATGCTCTTTGGTCTTGAACAACAAGGTATGAGTCAACTAGGTTCTTTAGGTGGTAAAGATATGTTTGAGGGAAAGACTTATGGTCAAGTAAGAGGTTCATTTAATAGTGCTTACGAGAATAAATTAATCTCTAAAGCACAAAGAGATAAGATGTATGATAAAATCAAACCTTATGAGAAGTACGCTCCTGGTTGGGGTGGAGCCAATGACCCTCTCAAACCAAAAAAAAGAAGTACGAATAATCAAACACGCAGCTCTGGAGTTAGGCGAGCCTGGAGGTGATAACAAAATGGGTTACTTACCTTTTCCAACAGAGGAAGAAATTAAAAGAAAACAATATGAAATACCTTTTACGGAGTGGGAACAGACTCCGTTTAATTCTGACCCCTATGATTATTTTAAATCTGAAGCTTGGCCTGCTGTAGATTTACCTCCACGTTCTTCAGCTAGTGAAACTTCTAAAAGGAATTGGATGTTCCGACAACTTAACCCTCCTTACATACCATATCAACGCGAGTCGGTTATGTCTAATTATAATGATCCTTTTGAAATAAATTCTTTAGCAGATGTTCTTTTAGGTACTTTTGATAGAGATATGAAACGGAGAGATTGGGGTGGTATTGAAAAGATACCGTTCTTAAATATCATCCCGAGTTCTTTAGATCTTTTAAACAAAACAACTATCCAACCTTTAGCTAAAGGAAATTGGAAAGCTTTCGGTATTAATCAACTTATTAATTTAGGAGAAACTTTTGATGCCGCTTCAGGAGCTAATGTAATTAAAGCTAAGGCTATGGCGGGAACAGAAGGTGTGAAACATGCCCTAGGCGTAGGTGGTGAAGGTCGTAAAAATTATGATTGGCATACTGGTAATCTAGTCACAGATATTATGGCAGAGATTGTAACCGACCCTTTAAATTGGGCAACCTTTGGTACGAAAGCAATCGCAACTGGGCTTATGAAAGGTAGTCTTGCTAAAGCTCTTAAAACAACTGCGGGGGATGTTGGTAAAGAACTTAGTGAGGAAGCTTACACACGTCTATCTAAACGTGCTATTAAAGCTTATTTCAAGGGTGATAAGGTAACTATGGATGACTCAATCAAAGCTGTAGTACGAGGTATGGAAACTGAAGGGTCTTTAAAATTAACAGACGATCTTATCACATCTGATTTTGTTAAATTATTTCAAAATGCAGAATCTATTGCGACAGATTTTATGTCAATTACAAATCTACAAGGTATTCGCAAAATGGTTAAACTCACAGAGAAGTATGAACGAGGAATACTTAAAAGTGCAACTGGGGCTACAGGTCTTTACCCTGCTTGGTATGTTATTAGTAAAGGAAATAGTTGGGTTGCTAAATATACTGCGTCTCAACATCGTGCTAGATTAGAACCTTATAGAGAGTTTGATGATACTTATTCTTTCATGCGTTTTGATGAGGTTAATGAAGTCTACACGGATGTAACGAGTAGACTTAATCTTGCTCTTAGCTTAGCTAAAGAAGGGAAAATGTCTCCAGAGATGTTAGCTATTGATTGGCAAAAATCAGCCTTGGCAGATCAAATAAAAATTGAGAAAATACTCCGAAGTTCTGGAGAAGATTATGGTAAGATCATAGTTGAAGTCATGGAATACTTTAAAAAGAAACATAAGGTAGAATCAATCAGTGAGTATATCTCAAAAATTAAAGAAATAAACGCAAGGTCTGGAAACGCCTTTCAGAACTATGAAGATTTTTTAAATGAAACGTTAGAAACTCTAAACATATTAAGTAAGAAACAAGAAATCGAACGTCTTGAAAAGATGTCTAGTATTAGAAAAGAATCTATAGACGAGATCCAAATTAAAACTGTTAATTTTTTTAGTGATGTTCGTGTCCAAGATCAGAATAACCAGACCAATCTTATACGTTTAATTACGGGGGTAGAAGAACGAGAAGGTGAAATTCTTCGTCAGATTACTGGATTCGGAGACACAGAGATTCCTCATATCTTTGGACGTCAATTAGAAGATCTTTCAAAACTTAAAGAAAAATATCAGAATAATTTAGAAGCTTTAGATTATATTAATGAAGATCTTAATCTAAGGAACTATATGCAAAAAGTTTTTGATAAAGTCGTTCTTAAAAATAAAGAAGCAGAAGCTAAGTTACTTTCTGAAGTAGATACAATCAAAAAATCTACGCCGACCTACGAAGAATATTTAGATGATTTAAATCTAAAACAATTTCAAAAAGATTTAAAAGAATTATATAAAATAAGAAATAAAAAAGGTGTCGATTATATTGAAGGCGTTGAAAATATTGTTTTAGATATGAAAGGTTTCGAAGCACTTCTAAAAGAAAAAAATCTTTTTGATGAATATATTGAACTTCATAATGTTAAAGATAAAGATTATTTTGAATATCTGGAAGATGACCTAATTTATGAGGAGATTGAATTTGTTTTTAAAGACTATATAAAACAACAAGAATTAAAAATAATTAAAGCTAGAAAAGATCATAAGGTTTTAATGGCAGAAGATGATTGGGAAATTAAAAAACTTTCAGAACGTTTGAAAACGAAGGAAGAATACTTAAAAAGCATGAGTAAAAAAGAAGCTCAAAAATTTATAGACAAGCCAAGGCCTAAATTTGTTTCTGCCATGAGAGATCCTAAAGAGTTTTTAATAAAAACTTTAGATAATTGGTATAGACGTAATATCTATAACGCAAATAAAAATGATGTCTTTTCAGACTTTTTTAGAATTCAGGAAGACATCGCTCTCGCTAAAGAAATTAGAGAGAACACTAAAGTTAAAACTAAGATTGTAGAACAAGATTCAATTATTAGAGGTTTAAATCAACAACTACACAGGCTTCAAAAAGACGTACAGAAGTTACCTTTAATAAACCGTTATAAACAGAACGTTCTTTATAAAGGAAATACTCCTTTCTATAATAAATTAATTGATGAAATAGAAGCTAACATTAATGCTTTTATTGATGATATTTCTAAACAAATTTTTGACAGTAAAGGCGACCTATCAAAAGTAGATTTTTATAAGTTTAATATACAGGTTCGAATAAATAATTTTATGACGGGTTATAATAAACTTTTTAAAGACACACTCCAAGAAGTCGATCCTTTTGAAGAAGGGGTCAACATCAATATGAAGATGAAAAAGATGTACGACCAAGCTATTAAACAAGGCAAGATTATTGACGTTCTTCAAGAAAGCCAACTTAAACATTTGAAGGTTAATGAATTACAACCTATTGTAAAACCTATAGAGATTGATCCCAAAAAAGTAAAAGAAGTTGTCCACGAATTAGATAAACAATTTCCAGATCTAGAAAATCTAAGTGGTTGGTTAGATGAGAATTCGTCTTTGGTTAATCTAATTGCAGAGAAAGTACAATCTAAAACATCTTACATGTTTTATCGTAAATTAAGTAGCAAAATTATTTTTGGGTTTAAAGATTCAGAAAAAAGATATATTGAATATTTAAAAGAAAGATCTTTTGAACTAAGTAAATTAAGAAAAAAAGCAGTAAACCTAAAATACCCTCAAGAACGTTATGAAGAAGCTATCTCAGTTTTTAGAAAAGAACAAAAAGATTTCCAAGCTTTTCAAAAAGTGCATTGGGCTCTTCGCCAAAGATTAACTCAAGAGTTAAAGAATATGGAAGGTTCTAAATATCCTACAGAATATATTCAGTACAAACTTATTCAGATTTTAGATGAATATATTCCTAAGACTTTAAGCACACCTAAACATCTTGGGATCACAGAAGCTATTTCTGGGCAATATAATTTTATAAAAAATCCTATAGAGATTTATAGTGCTGTTAAAAAAGCAGGGGCTTCAACACCTCCAGAATATCTTGCAGAAGTTATCCACAACTTTAAAGGAGCAGCAGAAAATCTATCAGCTAAGAGTGCCTTTGCTGACAACTGGTTAGAATTACAACGAATTATTAGGCAATTAAATAAAGGTAACAAATATCAAGAAGGACTTAGGGTTTTAGATGACCTCACTGTTATGTTAGATGATATTAATCCTATTAAAGTAACTGCTCGGGAGCTCGATGTAACAGCAGGCAAAAAGTATTATACTTTTAAAATGGAACATGTATCTTCCTTATTAAAAATCTTAGTAGGCTCTAAGGAAGCGGAAACAATCAATACTTTTATTAAATCTTTAGACACTAATGAAGGTACAGGTAGTTTCCTAAGAACAATCACAGATGCTAAAGTTCCAGAATCTTTGAAGAAACTTAAAGAGTTATCTGAAGAAATTATGGAATACTCAGGAAAGTATAATAGTTATATATCTTTTTTAGAAGATCTAAACAGAGCTCGTATTACAGATACAACTAGGATGTCGCTTTTAACAACCATTCAGAACTATGCCAGGTTAGATCCAGTTAAATTTGATACTCAATTTGAGTGGCACTTTAAAAACATTCTTGAGAAAATGCACGATAATGTTAATTCAAGAGAGATGAAACGTAGTCAAAGTCTTGAAAAATTAGAAGGTACTAAACATACTGCTAGTGACGATGTTGAAGGGCTTACTAGATTTATGGAGAAAGAGCTTCCTGAACTTTTTGAAAACTCAATTAAAAGATTTGTCGTAGCTGACATTGAATCCACAACTTTATATTCTATAACTGGTTCTATATTAGAGCTTGGTTTTAAAGAATTCAGAAGTTCAGGAAAAGTAGCTGTTCTAAGGCGTAAGGCTGGCACAAATAATCCTTTAGATACTCCTCAGAAAATAGTTCTAGATAAATTCTTTGATCCTAAGTTAGCTAAGTATGATACTGAAGCAAAACAACTTAATGCTTTTGATGCTAAATTTAGTAAAGAGCAACGTACTGAAGCTCAAGTTATCTCAGAGTTTATTGATAGTCTTAGAGCGATGGAGACTAAGGCAGGTACTCCGCCTACTTTAGTTTTTCATAATGGTGAAAAATTTGATATTCAATTTATCTTGGGAAGAATGAAAGCTTTAGGTTTTCCACGTAGAGAACGTAAGTATTTTGAAAAGCTAGATATGATTGACACACTTAAAGAAATACGTAAAAAGGAAGGGTTCTTTGAGATCTCAGAAAAAGAAATCCGAGAAATGCGTAAAGTTTTACGGAATTATACGGACCGTATGTTAGGGACTAATTCAACTAAACTAATTAATCCAAATAATGGGCGTTTGGCGAGTCTCTTAATGCAGTTAGCTAAAGAGTTTGATTCCCTTGCTGGAGATGGTGTGAATAAAATACCTGCTATGCGGGTTAATAAAAATTCTTTAAATGATTATTCTAGAGAATTTAGAGAACTAGGAGGTATGATTTATGAACAATTCATAAACATATCCCAAACAAATAAAAGATTAAGCTGGATGAGTGTAACGAATGAGTGGCTAGAAAGTCCTGAAGGTTTGGTTTTCTTTAGAGAATATATGCAAAGTGTTTTTCCTAAAATGACCGATGAACAAATTATAGAAAAGTATGGGGAGTATCTGAACCCTGGTAAATTCTTATATGCTTCTTCAGAAGGCCCCAACTTCTTAGGTTTTAAAGTCGGTGTAGATTTTACTAGTATTATAGAGTACTTCAAATTTGTTGAAGGTGATAAAATTAATGCTAGTCTTGCCAAGTCTTTAACAAGCATGTCTAAAACTCTTAATAAAATGCACAAGGCTGTTAAAAACCCATATCTTTTAGAAGCTAATGCGGCTGATATTAGAAAAGCTTTAAAGGTTTTAAAACCCGTTGGGATGAATAGCATTTCGTTAAGTGGAAGACCTATGATAAACGATCAAGGTTCGCTCGTACCTCTCTTTAATGCTACATCTCAAGATTTCTTGAGCAAGTTTAGAACTGATAAACCAGATGTTCTTTCAAATTGGGTTATGTTAGAATATCTTTATAAACAGTACGAAAGAAGAGACGGCCTGTCTCAAGCCTTAATAGATCGTTTGCCTCCTAAAGTTGCTGAATTATTAACGCCTAAAGGTAGAGAACTTGTTTATCAGTATTCTAAACCTGGCTCAGAAAAAACTTACGCTGAGGCTATGCTTGAGTTTACAATAGATTCTAATGTCGCAGATCCAGCTATAAGACGAGCTGTTGCTAAATCTTTTCAAGAGTCTAAAGAGAATTATGTGAAGTTAGCTCAGACTTATCATGGTAACAAGTTTAGTAGAGCAGTTACACAAGCTTTAGCTGCAGACCTGGAAGACACACAAAATCTATTAGATGTTTTTGTAAGACGAATGGACAATGCAGATTTAGAAGAGCAACAAGTACTCTTAGATTCTTTAGGAAAGTATTTTGACAATCTAGCTACACAACAATTAGAGCAAGTTTTAAAGCTAGATAATAATAATCTTATACGATTGATGGTTCATCAAGCTCCTTGGTTTGAATTCAATCTTAGGACAGTTAATGATAACCCTCGTTTAAAAGAAGCCCTTGCAAATTTTATGCTTAAAAAAGATGAGCTCGCTGAACTAGGTTTAGAAATTGAATCTAAAGAGGAACGAATGTATGTCGGACTTGGAAGTTCTTTAAAATTAGAAAGTATTATTGAAGAAGGTAAAGTTCGTTTTAAACTTAACGATGAATTCGTTGAAGAACCTATGTTAAAAGATTTAAACTTAAGTAAGGCTGGTGAAGAACTTGATGAAGAATTAAACATGGCCTTGGTGAATACAAGAGCTTCTCTGCATAGACTTTCAGAAGGACGGGCGGTAGGTAGTGTTGGAGACCTCGCAGGTAAGGAATTTTTGGAAGAGCTTCATAATAAAATACCCCAAGAAATACAAGCAAAGATGCTCGATTTAGAAAACTTTACTCATAGAAATTTCTTTAGAAAGTTAAGATATAATTTTATTAACTTAGGTTCTATAGCAAATCGTAAAGAAAAATCGAAGTATGTACCTAATACTATAATTTCTCTCTATAAAAATAATGTTGAACAATCGGCTCTTCATTCTTCAGCTAAAGCAAAATATGCTCAAATGTGGTATGACGAAAGTTTTAGTATTAACAATGGTTGGATGAAAAATGCTTCAGATGAAGAAGTAATGAAAGCCTTACAGCAACAGCCCGAATTTAGATTAGTTGCTTTAGTCACAGGTGGTAAAAGAGATTTTGAAATGTTAGAAATTAGCCCTAGTTCTGTGGATGCGATTAAAGATGCTCGGAGATTAGAAGCAATCGTTATGCCTTATCATACCTATAGTAGAGCTTTTGAAGTAATCAACACTAATGAGTTAGATCATCCTGCTATGAAACTTTGGAATAAAATAATCTATACTTATAAGATTGGTTATCTATTTAGTCCTGGTGTATTTATGAGAAACTTCATAGATAGTACTATGAAGAATATGATCTCTACAGGAGAGACTAAAGAGCTTGCTAAAGCAGAATATGATGCGGGTGTTCTATTAAGCAAATATAATCAAGCTGTAGAAACTATTATTAAAATGGATCCTAATCGAAGATTTAGAAATGATCATGTCGAAGCTTATTTTAGTCTTATGAATCCTACTTTAGACCGAGAGACCTATGAGTTCATGCACGCTTTCATTATGGATGGGCCTTCAGCTGGGCTTACAGGACCTTGGAAAAATTATTATAAAGTCAGACCTGGGGAAGATGATAAAGAAGAAGGAATGTGGAAAAGTTTTGTACATCTTTCTAACGCGGCTATGGCTCCTAACCAAGTAATCGAACAGATCTCTCGTTTAGGACAACATCTTTATAATATCTCAAGAGGTAAGACAGACATAGAATCTTTTTATTCTATTGCCAAAACTCATTTTGATTATTCAATCAAGAGTGATACAGAACGTATGATGGAAGCCGTATTTCCTTTCTATACGTTTACAATGCGGAACTTAGATTTCTGGGTAGAGACGATTATCAATCAACCCTGGGTAGCGAATTTATTTAGAGATGTAATGACTCCGATATGGAATTTTGATGATACAGACCATTATGAATTAGAGCATAATTATTCTTTACAGTATCAAATTCTTTCAGGAAACATTCCTTTGTATGATAATGGTATGACTTTTAAAGCTAATCCTTCATTCATGGATGTTTATAATATTGGTACAGACCCAATAGGTTCTATGGCTAGTAAATTAAACGCACCAACGGGTTCTCTCTTGAGTGAAACTCTAAAAGCTAATCAAGAACAGCTTCCAGAACCCCTCAAAAAAACACTGAATGTCTTTGGAGAACCAACTGGTCTGAAAGGACAGACCTCAGCTCTCCTCCCAATTATTGGTACTGCTATGCAACGTTATGGAGAGCTTGGTCCTAAATATACTGAACGTACAGGTCAAGAAATTCATAAAGTTGTACCTGGTATATTGGGTGCCACTAAAAGATTTGCACCTTATAAACCTAAACCTTATACTGGGAATACGATGCGTAAATTAAAACCTTATGAATCTACTTGGCAGAATTATTCCAAGCAAATGAATGGCGGGGATTATGTTAGTAAGACTTGGCATAAGACACATTATTCTAATTTCTACATGAGGAAGTTTGATTGGTATGATAGTTTCTATAAGAAACATTATACTTTAACTGGTAAGAGTAAAATGCAATTAAGGATGATTCCAGTGACAGGGCAGAGTGTGCAATATCGTATAAAAGACATGACCTATAGGAGTTAGCATAAAAAAAAAGAGTAGAGGCAAATACCTCTACTCTTTTTTATACCCTAAATCTTTTAACATCATTTTAAATTCCTCAATGCGATCTGATTCTAAATGTTCTAATTCATCCAACATTTCTTTTAGAATATTGTTTAACGTTAGAAACATTTTACTCACTACCTCTTAAAGTTTCTATTTTATTCCAGACTTTATTAGCTTCAATGATTAAAGCATTTAAAACTGCGTTGTCTCTCCATACAAAATGAACGTAGAATTTCCATTCTCTTTCATGTAATATTGCAAGATAACCGTACTGTGATCCTAAGCCTAGTATTTGTTGTTGAAGCTGGGTGTAATAATAAGGCGGTACACCATAGAACGCAGCTTTAGTTTGGATACTCCAATTACGTTCTGATACATCTTCAGGCAAAGGTTTAAAACCGTCCCACTCATTGAACATCGCCCTGGTTTCATCATAACGTCGTTCTCCTTTAGCTGTAACAATTTTAGTTTCAACTGGAAAATAATGTGGGTGGCTTCCAGTGACCCCATCAAAGTTAATCTTTAGAAAAGGAAAATCTTTATGCTGATATTGAGCAAGAGGTTTAACGGTATGTTGTTTAAAGTATTCTTGAAATTTATAAATTACTAAAGGTTCTAAGTGATTACCTTTCATAACAGCCGATTTTTGTCCGATCATTTTTTCTTCTTCAGTAACATAGGTACGTAATTTTTCTTTAATCAACTCTGAGACTTTAGTGTAAGGATTGACTCCTAATACAACAGATGAATCTGAAGTACCAAGGCCATCTTTACGAGATAGTGTAAATTTTTCAGGCGTCATATCTTCGTTATTAGCAATATCTATTTCTAAAGGTAAACCTTCAATGTTAATATTTTGTTCTTGTTCTTCAATTTGTTTTGGAGTTAATTGTTCTGGGTAAGGTTGTCCTGTCTCTGGGTTAATTAAATTAGACGGTTCATGTAATGATTCCGGCGAGGTCTTTTTCGGTTCGCTTGGTGTTTGTTTCTTGTTCTTGTTCTTGTTGAAGTCGTAATCTGTCTCGGTTTTCGATGACTTGTCCTGCACTTTCTGTTCTTCCGAATTCGATTTCTCCATAAGTAGGACCTCCTTTTATAGTTAATCTTCCTTGCTGCCAAGGTAAGTTTAATAAATCTTTTCTATCATCTTTTTCAAAACGCATGACACAGGCTACGTTCCATACTACTGCAGCTAGATGATCTTCGTCTCCCCAGCCTTGTAAATATTTAATTAAATGTCGTGTGGCTGAGTCAATTAAATTATTTACAGGGATACCTTTTTCCCAATTACGCTCGTCATATTTTTGGGCCCCGTCTTCATAATGTTTAGCAAGTCTAAAAAGGAGCTCAGGTTCTAGTAGATCGAAGCGTCCTTTTCCTTTAGACATATCTCTTACAGCTCCGCTTTTAAAAGTAGTTCTAGATCCACTATCTTGAAGCATTATTTAACCTCCCACTTATTTAGTTTGTTTAAATAAGACATCTAATTCTTCATCAAGTTGTTTCTCTACATCTTCTAGAGTTAGCTGTCCTTCTTGAATATCTTTAAATAAAGTTTCAACATAGTTTAAAAATCTATGTATCCTAGTCTTACCAAAACCTAGGCGGTCCCTTAGAACTAAGGCCATAGCAACTGAGTATCTGTGTACAGCTTCTCTGGTTGCTTGTAATCTTTCTCTATCTAGGATAGCTATTAATTGTTCTGGGGTTAAGCGTTCTAGGCTTCTCCGCTTTGCTCGGTTCATTTCTTTGCCCCCTTCTTATTTCTGAAGGTGTTAAAATGAACACCGTGTCTTATTGCGTCTCTACAATGTTTGTCAGCTCTTTTCTGTGAAAGAGGTATTATAAAGAAACGTCCTTTCTTTTGGAGGTATCCTTTATATAGCAGAATCTTATCAGACCAGCGATTCTTTACCTCAGAAGCTGTCTGCATCTTATAAGGAGGTCCAGACATACCACAGGAGTGTTGCAAGACTCCTATGAGCTTACACGTTTCCATCTTAGAATTGATTTGGGTCTTAGCTTTATGGGCATAAAGTAAATAATCTTCGATGATTACAATCAAATTAGAGTTATATTTTGTTTTATATTTTTGGATTAGATCTAAGTGAGCATCCCAATAAGCTTCCATCGTATTATACTTTTTAGCAGAAAGACGCCCTGACGCTGTAATAGTATTTTCTGTAGCATCTATTACGCACCACCCTGTAGTTCCTTTTCCTTCGTGAAAACTACCTGAAGGATCAAGTGCTAAGATAAACCCGTAATGCTTCTTCATTTGCAATACTCTCCTTTGTAGCCCAGTTTGTAGTTGTGACTTCCATGTCTGCTACGATAGGTACTTGGGTGTCTGGCCAATCTTCCATGATCTTTTGAATATCGAATAATGGTTTTATTTCATCTTTATGTTTTTCAAAAGAAAGTTCATCATGGACATTCATTTGATACTTACTCTTCACGTTATTAGCTTTACGATAATCATAAGTCTCTCTCATTTTTAATTTTAAATAATAAGCAGCACTCCCTTGTACAAGAAGATTAATTAACTTATGTCCAGAGACACCATAATATTTTACACCGAATAAGTTTTCTGTGAAGCTAAATTCTTCAGCTCTTCTGTAACAGTAAAGGTGGTAGTCCTTGACACCAGGGAAAGCTTTGTAATAAGCTGCGTCAATAGTCTCTATTTCTTTTTCAGATTTCTCAGGGAATAGGCGTCTTGTACAAGCGATCGACGCTCCATAATTCTTTGAGAAATTAACTCGTTTCCCAATTTCGGTTCTAGCTGCTTTAAAAGCTCTGTCATTAGGCGTAAGGCCTGTAGCCACTGTAGTAGTCGTACCATGTACATCAGTCGGCTCCCATAGGGTATTTTCGTCTTCGTCGAGGAACCAGTCATCGTTCCAGTTTTTAATGTACCATGGATTTGTAGGATCAAATTTATTATTTAAAACACCGGAACATTTATAAGGCATATAGGCCCTACATAAATTAAGGTCTGGATTCCCTACAAGAATAGTATAGAAAGCTTGAAAACGTAACTCAATCTGTGAATAGTCTAAGTATATGAGTGCATCGTATTCACCTCCAGAGACTATAATCATTTTACGAGGATGAAATAATTCTACTCCTTCTATTGTCTTAATAGCTTTCTTAGGAAATTGTTGAAAATCTGAAGTAACTCTTCCGGACACAGTACCTACTTGATTAATCATAGTATATAAGCGATTATTCTTTTTAAGATCTTTAGAGAAACGCATGATGTAAGTACTATACCATTTCTCTAGAGTCCTTAATTCTTGTATCACTTCAATAAATTTTACTACTTCTTCTTCAGGGCCGTAAGTTCTTAATAGATCACTACGCATTTTTTCTAGTTCTTCAGCATTAGTTGAAGTTAAGATAAGTTCAAAACGTTCTCTAAATAAATCTTTGATTAAAGCGTGTTGACCGATCTTAATCTCTGTACGAGCTAAACTATAAAGTACTTTCCTACGCTTCTTAATATAATCTTTTACATTAATCCGGCATTGTTCGATGTATTCTTTATCAGCATTAAATCCAACACGTTCCATTTCATATAATGGTATAATTAAACTTTCTTCTATCTGGATCCCACGTTCTTGTCCTCTTGCTTTAATAATAGGTTTTAATTTCAAAAAAGTTTCGAGCATATAAACTATGTCGAAATGACCATAACGTATAACATTCTCTCTGTTTAAGATGTTGTAGGGGATCATTAGTGATTCTACTAAACCTGTAACTTTACCTTGTAGGTATAGAGGGAGATTCTGAAGCCAATCTAAATAGTGTTCTTTAATGTTATCTGGTAGATCTGTGTAGTCTATGATCGGGTCTTTGAACAGTTCTTTAATAACACTCAGGGTATAAGACTTAGCTTTGTATTTCTGAGGTGGTTTACCACAGCCTCTTAGAGCTACTTTTAATTGAAGATTAAAAATTTTAGCTATTTCAGACTGCTCAGATTTAATTAATTTCTCATGGTATTGAGCATTATGATCAACATATTGCGTTGCATAAGGTTTCAAACCTAAAGGTGGACCACCATTATTTGGGCTTAGAGCATCGTGTCCATAACGGATATAGAACATAGTGTCTGATAAATTCTCTGTTATGTAAGGTTGTTTTATGTTCTTCATCATATGTAAATCAAATTTAACATTATGAGCAAAATAAAGCTCAAACTTCATGGCTAGTCTCTGCCAAACCTTAATGACAGCTTGAGCTAATTTTGGTTGATGTTCTAGGTCCACTACATAGGTATAACCTTCTTCCATGTTTGGGTGAATAAAACCAAACTGATATAAAAAAGGAGTGGAAGAAATTATATGCAACCCATCTGTCTCAGTATCAAAACCCCCAAATTTAGGTTTTAACTTTTTAACAAGCTTGAGCATATCATTAGCTTGTTTATTAGTTCTGATAGTTACTGAGTGCCATTTGAGTTGTAGCAAGTTATTCTCCCACCCTTCTTACGAATGTTTCTCGTTCTATTCTGGCTAAGCCTAGTCTGAAACGCTCTGTTGGTATAATATCGTGACTCATAAATCTAACAAATAAACCCTTGGTTAATCTGTTTAAAGCTTTATTAAGTTCAGCGTTGTCTAATCCTGAAGCGGCTCCTAGCATATTCTTTGTAGCCGCAGAACTTTGTTCTAGTTGGAGGACTAAACTAGGTTGTTTATTGTAGATGTCCTGAAGGTTAGCAACTCCTTCCTCGTCAATGTGATTGTACTTACGTTCGTGCTCTACATACTCTTTTAGTTTGAAGGTCGGATTGTCATAGATTCTTTTCAGAAAGTCTACAGCATAATCTACGTGATCTTTAGTAACAAGTATATTAGTGTAAGTGTCATCAGTGGATACAAGATACCCAGCAACAGCAATAGCCAATCGGCTGATTTTTTTCCAGGCTTCGGTACCAAATATTTTAATATGACACTCATAAGTAATATTAAGTAGGTTAGCACATTCCATAATGTGTAGTGCGACGTCACGATCAATCACCACCTGTTCGATTTCACGACTCCATACCCAACGTATTCTAGCTTGGTATACTTCTTTGTCAAAAGGTTCTTGTGGTTCCCATAAAGGATCAATCTGAGATGCTCCTTTATCTGATAAGATTACGATCATATCATAGCGAGCTATATCTTCAGCTGTCCCCACTAGCTCCATTACTATTGCTAATCCATTAGGATAAGATGCAATAGGTTTAATAGAACCTGTAGAACTTTTAACATTAGTTAAGGCTATCATTCTGACTAGTGCAGGAAGATTAACTGTACCTGAGACACGGGCTATTCGGACCTCATTAGAGGAACGTATGTCTGTAAGCTCTGCTACGACATTGTTGTTTGATTTACCAAACTCCTCAAAGATAATTAAGCCTTTGTGATTTTGTGGTATTATTCCGGCTCTAGTTTGATAACCGCCGGAGGTCTTATTACTACCTCCTACTAACCCTGGTATTGTTGCACTATTTCCTGCTAGTGATGTGAATACGCCAAGGCTATAAGTTTCTCTTAAAGCATTAGCTGTAGCAGATTTACCGACTCTACTTTCACCTACGATTAAAGTATCTAAGTAACCTCTGACATTTTTAAATGTACCAAAGTTGAACTGAAGTACAGTATGGTAAGCAAAATCCATAGTCTGTATTAAAGTTTCATTACCATTGAATCCTAGTAAACCTTTAACTTTATCCGTTATGAAGTCAACTCGTTCTTTTACAGTACCTTCTAAGTTTTTTATTACATCTAAGCGTTGTTTTACTTCTTCATTCACTACGAAGTTAGATACGGAATCATTAGCTTGGATTGCATCAGTTATTATCATTGTTAGCTGTTGTCCCTTGTATGGGTGTGGTACAAGTTTATGAGTGACTAAATATTTTTTACCACTCTCTAACTTACACCCTAAAGAATAAGCTGTGAACTCCATTGGTTGTGTTGCGGTATCTGTTGTCTCAAATAAGTCCGTTATATAAGCTTTAAAAATAGTTCGTTTGGCTAATGTTCTGATCTTTACGCAACGTTCTTGATGAGGTACTTTTAGAATAGTCTTAATATTCTTCTTAACAGTTTCTTCTTTGAAGTTGTTGTCGACCATGTGTAAAACATCTTGAGCTGTTTCTTCAGATAGTTCCCATTCTTTAAAATCACCTGCTTGCATGGTATCTTTTTGTCCAGCAATTTTAAATTTCTCTGCTAATATAGCGGCTGGTGATGCGAAAGAACTTTCTGATACAGCAACTACTTGTACATTACTCTGGAGCATACGATTTAAGTTTTTAGGTTGCGAAGCTTCTAATAAATCTACAGTAGGATAAGCATGTTTTAGATCTTCTTCACTTGGTTCAAAATTTGGAGTAGCTTGAATAAGTTTAATTAGATCTTGTTTAGTCTTATTATACTTTGTAAAGTAATCTGTTATATCTTCTCCGTCTTCTGCACAGGTCTCATGGGTTTTAGTTAGAATTTTAATTTCTTGGGTATATTCCATTAGTTGTACAGCTAATTTTTTAGCACCTCTTATTCCAGCAGGGTCGTTATCATAAGCAATAACTATATGACGATCTTTAAAAAGTTTAGGTGTCCTACATAAAGTGTTTTCTCCTCCGGTAAGTGTAATTGCATTAAAACCTTTTGTTTTAGCGATTGCCATATCTTTTTCACCTGCACAAATAAGTGTCATGCGATTTGTTGGAGTTTCTTTCCAAGTGTCAAAAGGTATAATAAGTCCTGCAGGGCCGTTTACTCTAGATTTTATTTTAGGTTTTGCTCCTGGGTCGTATTTACGAACGTCTATTAGATGTCCGTATATAAATACAGGGAAAGCAATTAAATTTTCTGAACCAGTAGGGGTGGCTAGTTTTAATTCCTTAATAATTTCTGTAGAAAGACCTAAGTCTAGAGCTCTTTGTTTAGAGGCTTCTGAAAGTTGTGTTGTCTCCTCCCACATTTGTAAGTCTTCTCTGGTTTCAAAACAACGTTGAATTCTTTTAGCATCCATATAGCTACACCCAAATATTAGCTGTATAAATTGTGCTTCACTTGCCCCTGTTCCACAGGATTTACAGTGGAATAATTTATCAAAAGTATTAATATGTGCTGAAGGGTTTGATTCTGTGTAAGCTATTCCGCTGGTGGTGTAGTGTGTAAAGGGACAGAGAACAGGTACTTCTCTGGCCACTTCTACTTCACTAAAGAATTCTGGCAGGAAACTCATTTAATATTCGACGTCGGTTGCTGGACCGGTTGGACTAACAGCGTCATCAGCACTAATTTCATTAAGCTCCCCTTCAACTTCTTCTCCGAATATCTCGCCAGCTTCAGATATAGGATAGTAAATTTCATTTTTGAAAACATCGACTACGCCTTTGTCTCCCCATCTTTCATTTTCTTCCACTTTAATATCTACGATAATTACTTTATCTTTAGCAATTTTAACTAAGTCTTTAAGGTCAAAGTCCCCTTCTATAGGAAATTCAATAGCAGTTATAAACCGTTGTAATTTATAACGTACAAGTTCTGCATCTGATTCTGAAAGAATATCATAAATCTTACCTCCAGGTTTTCCTTCTGGAGTTTTTAATGCGAAACGCATGTTCAAGTAGTCTGGCTTTTGATCTTCACCTTCTTTTTTCTTAGGTTTTTTCATTTCAGCTGTTTCTATTGTTGCAAAGTAAGTCCCTGGGTCAGGTATATTTTTTGGCTTATCATTAGGTAGTGCATTAAAATTAATGGCCATTGATTATTCCTCCTCTTCTATTGAGCCTGCGAATACGATTGATTGATAACAAGTTTGTACAGCTTGTGTAGCAAAACGTAGTTTAGCATTAGCTTTAGCTTTGTAATTACCAAGTCTTTGTTCCATTTGTCTTGCTTTTCCAAAAGCTGTTTTACAGTTATGATCTAACATTTGACTTTGCATTTTAAAATCGTCTCTTTGAGTTCTTAGATCTTCAATGTATTTACGCATTTCTTTTTCAGACATTCCTTTTATTGGTGCTTCTTCTAGAATTAAAATGTCTCGTTCTTTTTTTGGTTTTTTTCTAGAGTTAGCTTTCCTAGGTTTAGGTGCTTGTTCTTGTGCTACCGTTTGCTCTGGGTCTGGTTTTTGTCCTTCTAATCTTTGTTCTTCTAATGGGATAGGTGTTATTGTTAACTCATCAGTCATGTTTATCTCTCCTTTAATTTTAGTTTATTGTTAATTGCACAAATAACTTTTTTATTGTTTCTAAAGCCATGTCTTGTAGCTTAGTGTCTTCGTTCCCAACATCTTTCTTTAGAACTTTCCAGATGGCTCTGTTCGATGCTTTTTGATCTAAGACTTCTGTAACTGCTTTAATATAATCTTGTCGTTGTTGCTCAAATATCGTTTCAGGATCTACTCCTTCTTCAAGATAGGTTCTGAGTTGTTCACATATTTCTGGGGTAATATCATACTCTTCATCTTTCTTAAAGATAGCATATCTGGATTTTTGAACTTTAACTTTAGGGACTGTTCCATCAGAATTACCTGCACGAAGCATATGCAATACTAAGTCAGGTTCATATTTAAGATCAGCTTGTTGGATTTGTTGATAACCAAGAGATATAATATCGTTTTTCTTTTTATCGTCGTTCCATTGATATTCGTGTTTTTCTTTAACACGGACTGTAGTTATACAGTGTATATCTGCGTGTCGCATGGTTTCCATTATCCTTTGTTTCTCAGCTGCAATTTCTGGATCACCCCATATCCGGTAATTGTCTTTTTCGTAAGGATTGTTTTGTTTAAACTCATTGACCATGTCTAATACTCCGCCTTTAGCGTTCCACATGTGTGTGATGCTGTCATTGATATTGACTTTACCTCCTTGCTTAACGGCAACATCTCTTAAAGTTAAGTAGTTAGATGGTCTGTAGCCTACGGTTACTCCTAGTTGATAAGAATAAAATTTATCAAATATTGATCCCCAACAACCTTTTAGTCCTATGAATAGGTTTAAAGATTTGTTTTCAGTATCAGTTGCAAAAATTTGTTTCCATAATGTTTCTGCTTCTGTATCTGGAGGATTTTTAAAACCCCCTACTAATCCATAACCTAACATAAGAGCTAAACCAGATTTTCCACTGCCTGTTAAGCCTTCTAGCATAATAGAAGCTTTACAAGCTAATCGTTCTGTTAATTCATACTTTGGAAGAAATCCTGGGTTACTCAATGCTCTAATCTCCTTCCTTCTCTATAAGTTTAAAGGTAATCACTTTTTTCTTAGTATTAAAACTAAGTTCAAAGAAATCTCCTTTAGAGACATGTAATAATTCTTGCACATATTTAGGCACTTGAAGGCGACCTATTTCGTCTATTGCTTTATTTTCATAATGTTTTTCAGCCAAGGTTGTCACCTCCTAAGATACTTCATGTAATCATTGATTAAATCTGTTTGGGTTTCTAGTTTAGCAAGATGTTGATAAAGCTGTTCATCATAAGTGTCTTTTAACATTAGTTCAATAATGACATAAGGTTTTTTAGCTCTATCTTGTGTTGTCGCTACTCCTCTATCTTCTGCTTGTTGAATATCTCCTACAGGTGGATATTTATCTGTAAAAATCATTATTTCAGCTCGGTCTAGAGTAATAGCTTCTTTACCTGCGTCAATATTAACTATGAGTAAGTTTAGAGTTCCCTCTTGAAAGGATCGTATTAGGGACGCTCTTTCCTTAATTGAGGTACTTCCTATTATAACACCATGTTTCTTAGAGTGCAATTCTTTTTCTAATATTTTTATAAATTTTGTAGATTTGGAGTAAATTAGAATTGGTTTGTCTGGGTAATCTGATAAATAATCTTTAATCCAGTCTACTTTTGGACTTCGTCCTTTTAGTCCTAATATTTTTGGGTGTAGACATATCTGTCTTTCTCGGATTAAACGGTCTAAGATACCTTGTGTAATGATGTTTTCTGTTTCAAAGTAAGTATTAAGTTCATGTAAATATTTTATTTGTTCTTTAGTAGCTGGTAGTTTAATTTTTTGGTATTCTTTTTCACGTAACCAAGGCATTACTTCTTTTCGTTTTCTCTGAGTAGATATTTTTGATAAGATAGTTTGTAATATTGTTTCTCTGCCTTTTTGAAAGCTGCCTATATTTATAAAGCTTCTTCCATCTGCTAAAATCTTTCGTTCTTTTATAAAGTAGTCATCAATGAAGCTCCAATAGCTTGTATATGTTTCTGGTTCTAACCAGGCTAATATACTGAATATTTCATGTGGTTTGTTTGGTGCTGGTGTTCCTGTTAAGGCTATTCTATAAGGTATTTTACGACAAGAAAAAGCAGCTTTAGCAGCCGCTGATTTTTGATCTTTAATACGATGTGCTTCATCTAGGATAACTCCATCAGGTTTCATTTTTATAATAGGTTCTGAAAGACCTGTGTAAGTCTTAGTAGATTTAAAACTACCATAAGATACAATTAAGCCATCTGTCCAGTCCTGAAGTAACTCTTTTTTCTGTTTAGGTGTTCCAACTAATGCAATACAAGGTCTCCCTAGCCATAATTCAAATTCTTCTTTCCATTGATAAATTGCTGATGTAGGGACTATAATTAGGATCTTTTTACAACCATATTTTTCAAAAGTTTTTAAAGCTGTAGGAGTTTTTCCTGTACGTTGTTGATTAAAGCATCCTGAGCGGTTTAATTTACTCAGAAACTCAACATCTTCTTGTTGATAAGGCCTGAGGTCCATTATAAATCTCCTTTTTTTAAGAATGGATCTGATTTTAAATGTACTATATTTTCGCCTTGTTCTTGTTCCGAGCTAAGTGGCACATAACTGTAAATAAATATTGGACCTGATTTATTGTTAGTTCCTTCATTTAATTTAGATAATTGATTCATTAGTTGGGCTTGTCCTACTGAGTTAGATTTACTTATGTCTTTGATCATATTCCTTAATTCTGATTGTTGTAAGATTACGAATTCTGAGGTGATCCACTCGGATACTTCAGGTTCCATTAAAAATTGTTTCCAGAGTTGATGGTCTACGATGCCTGTTCTTTCAGCTAAATCATAATGATTCATTATTAAAGCTTCTTCTCCTAAAGTTCTAAATGCTTCCCATAGCTCTTTTAATTTTTTATCTATCATTTTAAACCTACCTCCCGTAGTTTTTTAAAGGTTTCAATAAATTGTTCAATTATTTTTATTTTTTCTGGGTCAAATCTGGGGTAAAACATTCTTGGTTCTTTCGCTTCAGCATTAATAACTTCGTAAAGAGTACGATTATGAATATTAGTTATTTTCTTAATTTTTCGGGTAGGAACTCCTTGTTTTCGGCAAAGTATGATAAATTCTTCTCTAGAAGGTCTATAACGTATAGCAGCTATAATTTCTTGAGCTAAAGGTTTGACTAATTCTGGAGAATATGTATTAAAAATAGCAAGGCTATCTATAATATCCATAACATCCATCATATTATTTCTAAGAGATAAAAGATCTGCACAAATATAATAGAATTGTAATTCTGTCCAACGGTCTAGTTCTAATTGATCTACCATAGTGTCCTCCTAAACACAACAATACTCTCACTTCTAGCTTAATTTTAAAAGCTTTGGCTTTTAATATTGAACCAATGTTACTTTCTTATCCTTCAGGTATAACCTAAAGTATCTAAAGTTGAATGGAGTAGAAACAATCTTTAGATGTTTACTATTGTTGTTTATTTGATTTCGGATATAATACTTCCTCCTACTTGTATCTTACTGGAAACTTGTTTCGGAGATCTCAGGCGTGGAGATTTTATTATCCGTCTTTATGGATAATAAGTCGTAAGGCCTGAGATGTCTCGAAATACAGTTTCTGGTAAGATGAGGATATTATTTTCATGTTCCTTCAAGTATTACTTAAAGATTCATCTGATTTCTTTCGTAGGAAAGCTCTTATTTTAATCAAATGAAGATATACTATTATTACCCGATTATTCTTGCTGTTTCATTATAAAAATCTTTATTAAACTTTGTAGAGTATTTTGAAATTAAATTATTTATATATTCTGGTTCAACTCTATGGAAATAACTTATGTTACCTAATAGAATTTGTGTATCTATCGTATTCCAAGTGTTATTATTTGTCAAGTCTTGAAAGAAGGTGAAAATTGTTGCTCTTAGTCTTTCTTTTTTCCTAAAACCTATGGTAATTTTGTTATCTTTATTAAGCATTAAACCTAAATTCCAGTTACGTCCTGCAGCTGAGCCATACCTTGTTTTTTGATGTTTAATTCTGAAAGGTGTACTTAATTTTAAAATGTCATTGATATGATTTTGTACTTTTCCCCAATTAAAATGGTATTTACAACTAATTAGTAAGTCATCAGCATAGCGTGTGTATATAAAGTGTTTTCTGTCAAAGTTTCTTAGACTAAAGCTTAGATCAAAATCTAGGGGTAGCATTATTAAGTTTGTTAATAGTGGTGACATTGGTGTTCCTTGAGGTAATCTGTTTTTAAGTAAACAAAGTTCGACTATATCTGAGATGATTTTACGGGTGTTAGTTTCTTGCATTAATATCTGAAAAGGAAATAATTCAGCTAGTTGATTTAAGATAAATTTTGCATTACAGCTGGGAAAGAAGTCTTTAATATCTAATTTTAAAAACCATTTACTTTCGTTCTTTTGGTGTTCCATTAGAGCATCTTTAGTAGAACGTCCTTTGACATAAGCAAAAGCTGAGTTGTGTGTTAATACTTTTAAGTCTTTTTCAAATATCTTTTTAATATCTCTTAGAAGTTCCATTAGTTCTGGTTCAGGTGCGTCTATTTTTCTCAGACCTCCTTGTCTTTTAGGTATATGAAACGTTTTGTAATGGTGCGACATATCTGCAGTTAATAACTCTCGTACTCTAGGGTGTATATCTTCTAATTTTTTAAGCATATTTTCTTTATCGTATTTTTGTATAGTTATGTCTGCTTGATATTGATCTATTTGTTTTGTAAAAGTTCTGAAGAATTTATCGCTTCTTTCTGGTACAGGTATTTTGTTTGTTTCAAAATTTTCATAAACATCTTTAAATGTAAGTTTTACAATTTCTTCTTGAGTGTTTTTCTTAAAAGTAATATACATTGTATTCTCCTTTCTAAATTTTCTATATCCTAACTTGCTTGTACAGTTGGTATCCGGAGTCCTCTTTTCCGCCGTGGGCCAGAGTTTTTGTAATTATATAATCTACTTTGAGGTGTAAGTGTTGATTTATCTGGTTTTGTTAGGCGGATTGTTGTGTTTTTGGTTGTTTTTTTTCAGGTCATTTCTGGGTTATACGCCGTTACGTGTTCTTGGCGATGCTGTTTAGGTTGTATAGGCTCCTTTTACCTTTTGGTCCTTTAAGTATTACTCAAAGCAATCATTAGAATTGTGTGTATATCAATAGTAATAATCTGTTTGATAGATTCTAATAATTTATCCGATATAGAAAAGATTTCTCTTAATTTGTTTAAGGGAACAATTTTGCTCCCCCTAAAAAAAACGTTTGATTACTCTTGGTATGCACCTTGAGCCAAAGAAAATGCATCAATAGTGAAGTTAAACGCATCCATTAAGATCATTATTTTTAATTCTTTCTTTTTAATGAAGTTAATGAAGTTTGCTAAGCCTAAGGATACTACCATTCTTACCGTAGGAACTATATTTAGTGATGTCCCACAGGCACTAGTTGGTGTTGATTCTTGAGCTTCTTCTCTACTAAACTGCATTGTATTAATTAAGTTGTCAACTTGTTTGGAATTTGACCAATCAGCTGCATAATGTTGTGCATCTGTTAATCTCATTCTAAAATCGAAGACAGCCTTAATACTTGAGTTAGCTTTATTATCTGTACATATTTTTTTCCGTAGTTCAATATTATCTACTGCTAAGAAAATGTAACCTGCAAGATGTTGATCGGTGTAGGCTCCATGGTTTTTAATTTCTATGTCAGGGTTAATATCTTGGCAAATATCTCGTAAAGCTAATTCTTTTTTCTCAGTAATATCTCCATAGTCGAACATCTGATTAGCTAGATTATGTGCTGTAACGATGTCAAAGTCATAGATGTTTAGTTTTTCTACCCCCATTCTGGTCAACATTTCAGCTATTGTACTCCCTACAGCTCCACAACCAATTATATGAATCGGTTTTTTAATATCACTAATAGGATTGAAAAATTCTAAATGTTTATTTAGATTCATCTTTAAGACCTCCAACTTATATCTGTTTCATCATCTTGAATGTTTCGCAGTTGTCTTAGATATTCAATTTCTTCAGTTTCATCATCTTGAATGTTTCGCAGTTGCCATTTTGCTATTTTAGGTTCTTTAACTAACTTCTTTTGTTCTTGAAACCAAGTATTTATAGGTGTTCCATCAGCTTCTAAGATATGCAAGTTTATATCTTCTTTGTCAAAGATAATATTTTGTTCATAATCGTAAATCCAAATGTTAAGTTCATTCCGTTTGTTCATAATAGCAAAAATATAAAAATCATTTTTATCTAAACTTTGTAGAATTGCGTTGTAAAAATCTTTATCTGTTCCTGAAGGTCCTGTAGGCATGTTTACGTGGGAGTGCCCTTGGAATCTAATTGTTTCTAAAACATCATCTGGTTGGTTCATTAACCACATTTCATAATCTAGATTATGTTTTGGTGCATTTGCTGTAGCTGCGGTTACTTCTTGAGGGTAAACCATAATTTCATTGATAAAGTAATTATTTTGAGATTTATGAACTGTACCGTGCCAAGCTATTTCTGTTTTGTAATGTTCAATTAAGTAGAGCATCTTCATATAAGCTCCTACTGAAAAATGAATATTAGGCTTTTTTACTTTTTTTAGAATTTTATCAAGGTTTTTTTGGTAGCTAATTTTATTGTTTGATAATCTAGCATCATCTAAATATTCTCCAAATTCTTTCATAATTTCTTTTTTTTGTTGTTTAGAGATTGAGATCGTTCTCATTATCAATTTCCTCCTTTTTATCTTTACATTTTTCAAAAATATTTTGAATCGAGATTTTTTCTTTAGTTTTGTTCTCTATTAAACATTTCTTAGACCAATCATAATTTTCTAGATTTGATAGGAATGTTTTCATTACTATTGTATCTGAAAAATTAATATTCTGTGTAGCACCTACGATTTGTTCAATAACAGCAAAATATTCTCCATTTCCTAAACCTTTAGTTATGTGTGCTGAGTTATTCCCCCAACAGTTATGCTCCATGATATGTGGTTGTTTTGGGTAGTCTCCGATTAAGTATTTATTATCTTCTTTTCTTGCTATTTTTTGCCTAATGTTTATTTGGATAATAGTTTCAAGAAATAATGTATATTTCTCTTTTAGGAATACTTCTTCAAAGAAATAACTCCAGAATTCTGAGCTCCCAATTATATTGTTTTTGTTTCTATAATAAGGTTCTAAAGCTTCTGTATCATAATAACAAGCTGGGCTTATAATACGTAATATTAATTTATCATCAATAATTTGTATATCTTTTATTTTAGGATGTTTTTGTAAATATTCTAAGATTTCATCTCCTTCAGTATTTTCTATAAACTCTAGAGCAGTAAGATCTTCTATAATAGAATTTACACGATGGTATGTGTTCCCAAGCTTTTCTAAAAATTGATCTATGTTTCTTCTTTCATGCTTAATAGATTCTCGTAGTCTTATTTTTTTATTTTCTGAGCCATTATTTAACATTTTAGTCAGTTCTGTTTTTAAACGGTCTTGTAGAATAGTACTATTTTCAAACCATTCGTTAAAAAGTTTACTCCATTCTGTATAGTCTCCTGCTCCAAAAGCTTTAATAATAGGTTCAAAATCTGGGGGTACGTTTATTTTTGGAAATATTTTATTTAGTAGTGCGATTATTTTACGTATTAATTCCCAAGAATATTTAGAACTTACAATTTGTAATTTCTCAGGATACTCAGGATCTATAAAAACACGTATTCGGTGGTTTCGGTCTTCTTGTGCTATTAAAGAGATATTTTTCATGTCTTTGATTTTATTATCAAGATGCTTAAAAATTTCGAAGCCTCTTGTGACATGTTTAAATGCGATAACATAATTATCTGTTCCGGATCCAAAATCTGTGTCTGATATTTCATTTGGTATTAAATCTTCTTCTTTATAACGTTCTATTTCTTGGTTGGTAAAACTCATTTTATCTAATTCAAACCAAAATTTTGTTTTTGGGTTGTGTTGTGAAAGGCCAAATAACATCGTTTGTATCGAAGGATCTATAAACCAACTAGATGCAGGAACATCACTTTCTCGTCTTATATATCTTTGTCCTTCATTTATTAGTTGTTTGTATCGGTCATATAAGCTACATTGATTTGTACTTTGGGTATATTCTCCTGAAGGAAACATTTTTATCCACTCCTTTCTATACTTAAAATTAGATAGAGAGCCGGAATAATTTTCCGACCCTCCAAGTGTCAGGTTAATTAAACAACTGCATTTTCAGCTTTAATAACAGCAATTAAGAAACATTTTTCAGTGATTCCTAATTCTTCAAAAGACTGATCTATATCCCCAAGACCTAGACTTGTGCCATCAAGATGTAAATTAGCAGTTGAATAATTAATTTCATTGTCCTCTAAAACATTACGTAATGTCTCACTAGGTTCTATAATTACTTTCTTTTTCTTGGTGTTTGTTCCAATAGTTACTTCAATCATTAATATTCCCTCCATTCTTATTCTACTGTGATAGAATCTTTGATGTCTTTAATAGCTGCGATTAATGCGTCTTCATGCTCAGCAATTTGTAGTTCTAAGTAGTTTAAGTTTAAGATCGCGTGTCCATAAGTTTCTTCTACATAAGTTTCTTTGTCTTCAGCAGGCAATCCTGTTGGTAAAGTTAAAGTTAGAGTAGCTTGTCCATTAGTATTTTCACCTGTGAATACTGTTCCGAATTTACTAAAGGCTGCTATGTGTCCTTCTCTTACAACAAAAATTTCATCTTTAGTTTCTTGATTGATTAAGACTAATGATTCAGGTTCAAATTTTTGAAGAGCTTTTATTACCTCCAATTTAGTGCTACTAGTTACGATTAATGCGTTGTCGACTATCCTTACTTTTGCCATTTTTTCATCATCCTTTCAATTTTTTTTTATTTACCCTTTCAGGCCTCACCCTTACGGGCCCAACCCCCCTTTTCTAATTATTTATTTTTGTGAAAACAATTTCAGCATCTTTGGGAAGATCTTGTGCTTCTAAAACGTACTTTAAGAAATTAGGGTCAAAGTCTTCTTTATAAGCGTCGATATAGAGTGTGTTTTCTTTAGGTAGATAATGACATTGAAGGGTTCGTTTGTCAGGGTTTTTAAATACTCTACTTAAAATTTTTATAATTTCTTCTTCCATTTTAGCTTCGTCAGTAGGCTCAATATTTTCTTCTTGCATAAGCTTTTCTGTGCCTTCTAGCATTTCTGCCGTTAAAACGTGTAGTGTTTTAGTTGTTTCATGTACCATTCGGATATATTCTTTATTTCTCTTGTCCATATTTTTTCACCTCCTTCATTACTTTATTGGCGTAAGTTTTGTTATGTGTTTCCAAGTATATGTAACCTTGGTTATACATCGAGAGCACGTCAGTAATATCTGGGTCAGATAGAGTCTTTTCAGCTTGTTCATACCACCATCCCAAAGCATTTACGCCAGTTATAACATTAGTTTTAAAATCAAACCAATTATTTAAGTCAGTGTTGTATATTTTATAAGGTTTCCGGTTATACTCTTGATAGAAGGTATAGTAAGGTCCATTTATTTGCATAATTCCAAAGTCATTTGTTTTAGATTGTATTTCTTTTCTAAAATCAGATTCTACGTCCATTATAGCATATATATGTTTTGGTTTTAACCAATCATATTCTACAAAAGCTAATAATTTATATACGAATTCCTGCTCCTCAGCTGAGAGTGGTATATCTAAGTGTGGAGACGTGGGTGGTGGTGGGTTGAGGGTGAGCTCTGATAAGACTTCATCCTCTTTATCATTTATTATAGTAGGAACTGGCTCCTGCACGTTTTCTTTAAAGATTAAAATTGCTGTTAAAAGAAGCATTAGAGCAGCCATAAAGATTATAATCCCGACACCGTTTTGGATCATTTTTAATCTTTTCTCAGTATTTGAGTTTATAGACATATTATTCCTCCTCTCAATTATATTTTACTAAAAGAAATTTATTCTAAAATAATACATGTTTCCTAAGTTCTTAATGAAAAAGGTAGCAAACTCGCAAAACCCTTGAATATAGTGACTTTGACCATCTTTAGTTCTAATTTCATATTTACTTCCCATTATTATTATTCCTCCTCTACTTTAGTATTTTTTGCCATGTTTGTAAGGTCTAGTTTTGTTAAATTCTATCTTTTCAAGTATAGTTTTTTCTAGATTAATATTTTTAGCACCACAATAATCAAATACTCTTATAACTAAGTCAGCTAGTTCAACTGGTATTCCACAAGGTTTTTTACCTTCATAGTAAATTTCAGTATCACTCTTGCCTTTCCTACCTTCTTCTAACATTTCTGATAGTTCTGAGTGCATTAGTGCTATTATATCTCCTAAAGATCTGTTTTCGTGCCACCATCCTTTAATTATAGCATTACTGTGTGCGTCTTCTATAAGTTCTGGTATTGTAGGATTACAATTTATTGATTTTGTTTTTATCTTTATTTCCTCTCCTGTTTCAACATATATTATTTTTTCAGATGTTTCCTTTGTTATATATTGCATTTCTTCTCTTTTCCAGATGCAGTAAAAGTTTTCTTCAGAAAAATTAAGTATGTCTGTTCCCTTATTGGCTATCCAAATAGTCATTATGTCAAATTTTCTGATAAATAAACATTTTAAATCATCGGTATAATTGTCTAGTTTACCCCATATGTTATTACCTGTTACAATATCTTCTGTTCTATCAGCGTTCCTTGCTTTTAACAAAACCATCATCATCTCACCGTTACGATATTTAACCCACATTCCACTTCTTAAATCACTTTTTTTCATTTATTATTCCTCCTTCTAGTTCTTTAATTAATTTTTCTACACAATCTGAACAGACAAACATAAGACTATTTGCTTTAGCTTTAATAACGATAATTGGTTTCTGATGATCACAACCATCGCAATAACCTTTTGGACCTTTAGCAACTGTAATATTAAACATATTATTCCTCCTTAAACATTTTGTCCCAACAATCTGGGCAGAGTTCTGAGATAAATAACTCACGTTCTTCTGGGGTTAAATACGGCATAGCGTCTTGAATAAGTGCACCTTCTTGCCAAGCTTTAAAATGATCTAAATCTACAGCAATATCAAAAGTTAAATGACACTTTCTACATCGAGCTTCGATAATATGCTCTCTTTTATCTGGAAAACGTCCCATAAATCTGATTACATCTTTTTTATCCATAATGAATTCAACACCTCCCTCACCCTTCACGGGCCAACCATTCTTTAGTTTGGAACAAAAAAAAAGGGCCGAAGCCCTAATTTTATTCAAATAATGGTACCTCTTCTGTTGTAGTTTCGGTTGTAGTAGTTGCTTTAGGCTCATAGAAGACCCAATTATAGTGTAACTTACCATTTTTATCAACATTTGTGCTTCTCCATACATCAATTTTGCATTTTGCTAACTTTTTGACTAAATCGCTCATTTTGAGAGCCTTATCAGATACTGCTGAGGTAAGAGAAGAGACAAGAATCTTGTAACTCCCAGGAAATACGTTCTGATAACCTGTGTCACCATCATCGAATATAATAGATACTCTGAGATAACCCTCTGCGTCTTCAACTTCAACATGATCTAAAACGATTGACCTAGCTGTGTACTTACCTACATCTTTAAAAGGATATACCTTTTCACCAAGAAGACTTTCTAAATTCATTAAAACCAACTCCATTCTTATTATTTGATAGACTATCGTCCTCACCCTTCCTGGACATTCCCCCTTTATAATGTATAAATATACATAAAAAGTGTATAAATATACATAATAAATTTATTAAAATTAACTCTATTCTGATTATTTGATAGATTTATTATTATTCATCTGTGAAAATGAAAATTTTAAAAAGTGTTAAAAGTTACTCTTTTATGTTACAAATTGAGAACGTTTTTGTTCTCATGTGGATAACCTGTGGATAACCTGTGGATAACTCTCTATTTTCTGTGGATAACTCAATGAGAAAGATTTTGTTCTCATTTTGTAACTTAAAGTAGTCTAATTCTCGCTTTTCGTATATTTATTTTTTGTTTGTTAAGTTTTTTTGTGTGTTTTTCTTTTTTCTTTTATTTATTATTATTATTATTATTATTATATAATAATATATATTATATATATATATATGTATATATAGTGTATATATATACAGAGTAGAATATTGTAGTTATAAATAGGGTGGGTATTGAGTGGAACAAAGAGGAACGATTGCGATAGTCATTAATGCTCTATAAACTACCTAGAGTTTTACCTCTAGATAGTCTAACAACATTAATTACTCAAAAAGTGGTACTTCCTCAAAGGTTTCTTCTTCCTCAGTGTCAAATAGTCCTACACTTGTGGGATGGAAGTCATACATTGGGAAGCCAGCCTTATTAAAGTAATAGCTAACGAAACAATTTTGGCCAATAGCCTTTTCAGCTATATCACCAGCATCAAACTGAGCTTGCTTATCTTCAGAAGCATAAAACCCTAGTTGAGTACCAATGTGTCCTATCTGTCTTATCCCTTGATCTATTATGATCGTGGTGCCTCTCTTAGCTGTGTCTTCGTGATCCATAGGGTAAGTGTACTCAAAGTTCATAGCTCCAAGTTTAGCTGCCTTCTTATCGAAGATATTACCATCTTTATCCTCAATTTTTAAGTCTGCAACTACAACGTTATGCTTAGGAGCTTTCCCTTTAGCTTCTACTTCAGAACCACCAATGTTGATGATCTGTACTTTATGAACACCAGTTTTTAGGGGCTCCAAAGTTTCACTTACCATATGTCCTCTTAACATTTCTATACTCATTTACATACAACTCCTCTAGTTTTATTTGAGGATGATTAAGGCTCACCCTCTAAGCCTAGTATGAGTTAAATACTATAAGTCTTTAAGTGCGTCAGGATTTTGGAAATCAACAAACACTTCAGTTTCATTATAGTACTCTTCATTACCGTCTTCATCACAATAGAAGTTACCGGTATCTGGGTTGAGTCTCTCAGGTAGTCCATAAACAGGGTGTATAGCATAGCCAAATTCTAAGAACTCAGGCTTATCCATAAAGAACTCTAGTGCTTGGATAAAATCTTGTTCTTGTGCAGAATTAAAGACAGTACGTAATCGTAAAGCGTAACCAGTCATATTAGCAGCAGCTTTTGTATCTAGCAAGTCTACTAATCTTCCAGCTCGTTCTGATTCGTATTGTCCAGGCTTTTTACCCCAATGGTCTACAGGCTCTTCGTCTTTATATCCCCAGGCTAAGTGTGCTACTTTACTTAACTGTTGCTCGATCTTCTGATGTATGGTTGCCTCGTATCTCACTTTAAGTTCTTCCATCTTTAATCTCATTGTAGTGTTACATGTACTACTACAGAAATTAGGATAGATTAACTTATGAGCTAATGGATGTTTACCAGTGGCTACAGGGAACAGTTCTTGTTTTTCTAAGATACCTGCTTCATCTATAAGATACACTGTTACTTTAACACCCTTACGTATAGCAAACCTTATCTTGTTAAGTTCAGCATCACTTAGTGTCTTAGACGTATACATAGCTAACTCGCTTGGTTGAGTAGCTATAACATAACTTAGGTATTTGAGAACTTGTTTGGGATGTACATATTCTGTACCTGACTCTATTAGTCCTTGTTTCTCTAGACTAGCGAGCTTTAAGTCTTTAACCAGAACACGTTCAGGCTTTGATCTATTTTGCATCGCTTCCTTGAACTGTTGTCTTACTGTCCTCAGTTGACTTCCCATTAGTTTCTCTGCTCCATATGTTGTGTACACGGCTTTGACCCCAGTTATCCTGCTATCCTCTTTAACCCAAGGTGCTATCTTGATGTACTTACAATCTTGTGCTTTAACACCTTTAGGTTGTAGTCTACGTAACTGTAAGAACTCTCGCTCTAGTTGAGCTTGTAGTGTCTTACGTACGGATAAGGTATAGCTGGTAGATGTCTGAGTCTGAAAGCTCTTCCATTCATACTTAGTGAAGTTGTAGATGAGTTCAGAGTACATACCAGGGTAGACAGACGGTTTCACCTCCTGTTCCTTTAGGATTTCAGCAGAGGTTTTACCAGTGTGACAGTATGCCACAACTGTTCCGTCTATCTTGATTAACATAACATAAACCACTCCATTCTTTCTATTTGATAGGTTAAAGCTTTGCCTTATGCTTGTTGACTAATTATTAGCCTCCTTTCATTACTTATTTACAAACATAGGGGGTGGGCTTTAAAACCCTCACATATGGGTATAACGATATATATATATATATATTATTTCTTTATTTTTGCTTCTTTAATAATATATAATTTTAATGAGTGTAATTATAATTTTAATTTGAGTAATTATAATTTTCATTTGAGTAATTTTTATTTAAGGAATTTTCATTTTTTACCCCCCCCTAACTAAATTTCGAATTCTGAATTTTAAAGGTTGCCTAAAAATTCCAGATATGATAAAATCCAAACAAGGTGGTGATCAATATGCAGGATAATCAAGTTCATATTGAAATTAAAGATGGAAAAATTAGGCAGCACTCGCGTAAGCCAATTTCCATGGACGATTTAATGGTCGTTTTACAAACGATAATCTTGGGAGGTATGAATCAAATTGTTGATAATGCTTCTGAGGAAATTAAAGAAGGAGTTAAAGAGCATCTATACGACGTGTATAATGAAGCTGCTTCAGCTACCCTTCAGACTTTCGCACCGGAGATTGAACTCCGACCAGACCTTACAACCGACGCAATCTTAGAAGCCGAAAATAAATTAATCAATGAAGGAAAAGCTCCTTCTCTAAAAGTGGTGGAGTAGATGTTAAGAGATTTCTCCTATTGTCCTAGATGTAACGCCCTGACTGAACCTGCGAAAGCCTTCTCTGGGGGCCCTTCAGAGTTCTGGTTGACTTGTAAGAAATGTAATACTTATATCAACACATATATCCCACAAGAACACCAAGAATCAGTACACACGGATGTCCATCGTTATACAGGTAATTTCGGAGGGTATGGTTCTGGGAAAACATTGACTTCTAGGCAGGAACTCTATAAGCATGTCTTTCTTACGAAATTTGGGAACACCTTAATAGGAGCCAACGTACAATCTCAGTACGAGCAGACTATCAAGCGTGATATTGAAGCAGATCTCCCTGCAGATTTTGTAGCAGTGTATTCTTCTCAGAAACAATACATGGATTTAAAGAACGGGCATCGTATAATGTATCGTCCTTTTGATGATCCAAATAAGCTCCGTTCCTATAATCTTTCAATGTTTATTATAGTGGAAGCTTCTGAGGTAAAAGCTGAGGCCTTTGTTCAGCTTAAATCCCGACTTCGTAATCTTGCCGCTTCAGTCCCTAAGAAAGATAAAGAGGGAAATATAATCTATAAAACTACTAGAACTGGGGTCCCTATTCCTGAAATCCAAGCCGATTGGCGAAAAGGTATAATCGAATCAAACCCAGACGCGGGATGGATACGTTCAGATGTATTGATGAAATCAGACGATATTCAAAAGCATGGTAAGATCGTAGATAATTATGCCGTATTAGAGGAAGAAAGAGACCCCGCTGTAGCTGCACATGTAACTGCTACAGATGCTAATGAATTTCTCCCAGTAAACTTTGTACAAGAATTAATAAAAAACAAGCCAATGTGGTGGGTTAATAGATTTGTCTTTGGTTCATTCCTCTATGCAGAAGGTTTAGTTTATCCTTCAGCTATGAGGTTTATAGTGCCTACATTTGAAGTACCGAAACAATGGCGTCGAATCGTAGCTTTTGACTACGGTCTTGCAGATGACGCTGTTTTCTTATTCGGAGCTGTAGATGAAAGACATTCTATCGTATATATTTATCGGGAGGTAAGAACGAATGACCGCAACGTTCAGGAACTTGCTCGCTTATTTAAAGAAGCGTCACAAGATGTACCCTTGGGAGGTTGGATTACTTCCCCAATAATAGACCCTAAGTCGGGACCTAAACGAGATTATGAGAAGAAAACTTTATCAGACCATTTTATGGATTATGGTATTAGTTTTAAGCCTGGGCACATTAGCTTGGATGCTAGAGTATATAGGCTTAATACTTATCTCGAAAATGGTAAGCTTCGTATTATGGATTGCTGTAAAGGCCTCATCCAAGAACTTCGGGATTATAAGTTTAGGACAAGAAAGGCAGACTCTTCTGGTTGGGATGATAAGCCTGAAGATAAGAATAACCATGCAATTAATCCTTTAGAATGGATTGTTATGGAACTCCCTGCAGACCCAAGACAACTAATCCATGGTATTTATAATAAACAAGGACTCAACTTACAGGATCAAAAACTTAATAAACAAGAAGACACTTATGACCACTATGCCTTGTTTGATGATAAAGAAGAACCTCTTTCTCAAACAGATAGTGGAGCTTTTGATATAGTAGATTATAATTTTTAAGGAGGAGTTATTAATG